TCAATTGGTTGCTAAAAGTTTACAAAAACAGAGTTTTAAATCAAATCTTCAGAGCCATGCTTTTGGACTTTTTGAGCTTCACGAAAAATTGTTTTATAGCCTTGTAATCGCAATACAGTGACGTTCGCTGTTCGCTCGTTGTGTTACTTACTGAGCTGGAACACACCCAGGCTTCAAACATAGCATCCAACATTTCATTAAAACCTTCCGGCGAATCTTCTCTCAGCAGTTCGTTTACAGCCGTTTGTTCATTTTCATTAGTGACACACATTTTTGTTTGTTCGTTAGTTAAAAATAAAGAGACCAATGGAGGTGAACGTCACTAATGAGCGGAGCCCACAAGCCGCCGTCCTTACGGATACGGCCCTCCATTGGCTTTATTTTAAAACCAAAGTAGTTTTATATGGACTCCCTTCATTAGTAACGTTCGCTGGCTAAATAACTGAATTAAACAATAGAATCAAAATATAATACCATAAAAAAAGGCGACCATTTTGGCCGCCTTCTTTTATTTTCATTTTGTACTAATTTCAAATCTTTACAGCCAAACCTGTTACCGAATGAATAAATCCTGTTTTGGTTAGATAATTATAGAACTTTAGATCGATGATTGCATTTGCGTTGAGCTTAATCGCTTGTTTGTATAATTCACTAACCATACCATCCTGATCGCAATCGTGATATATTGCTTTTGAAAACATTGGCCTTTGATTTATGGCACCCCCTGGATCAACACCAGTCTGACAATTGATACTTACCATACCAAGCGATTGATAAGTTGTACCAATAGAACTTGTAGTAATCAAAAATCCGGCTTTGTTATATTTTTCAAAGCTTACCACCGAGGATGTCATTTCGTATGTACTACTACAAGCCGTTAGTAATGCGATTGCTAAAATAAAGAGTAGTTTTTTCATGGGTTTGATTTTTATTATTGTCAAATATAATAAATTATTAATATCTATTCAAAACCTTAGAAGTACTCAGTTGACGTTTGCCAAGTTCTATGGCAGCTAAGTGCTCAGCCAACCGGATAATATTTATACCCAGTGAATTTGTCTGACAACGTTTTCCATTTAATACCAGGGAAACATGACATTTTGAGCAATTAACAATCCTTGCAATTCTCAATTGTTCTCCGTGCTTTAAAGAATTGATAAGATCTAATCTTCTGTAGCGTGGGGTCTGGTCTCTCATGGCATTGCATTTACGTTGGTTCCACAATCGGGGCAATCATCACCAAACATTTTACGGTCGAACCATTTGCCACATTGGGCACATTGGTGCCAGAATTCGTGATTGAAATGAGATATAATTCTTTTCATAGTTCTTAGTTTAATTATCAAGATAAGCATTCCAGGTTGGCAGTAAAGCCTTATCGTCGATGTAGTAATCGGCATAAATCTTACGACTGTCACCCATGTGATAAAATGGGCTTTCGGGAAGGTTTTCGTTAATCGCATCAAAAGTAAGTCCACGGGTAAGGCAAAAGTGAATAGCCTCTTCGAGGTAAAAGCGTTCCGGAGAGTCTTCCCGGCAGGTCCACAAAATAAGTTTGTGGCCATTTTCCTTGAGTGTAATCAGCGATTCAATTGCTCCAAATAATGCCTCACCTATTTCAGGGAAACAATTTGAAACTATCGTACCGTCAAAGTCAATTGCTAAAATCATAGATATAAGTTATAAGTTATATTCTGGCATTAATTCGAAAACTTTGAATTCAGTCGTTTTATCCCATCCCTTTTCTAACTCGAAAATACAGGTCTGAATTCGAACGTATTTGAATGTTTTACGAGGAAGCATTGTGATTGACTTTAATCCAAATCGCTTCAGGTATCTAAGTCTGACATCAGAGTCAGAAATAGTAAACAGGGGCATGAGTGCAATAATATTGCCTGACATTTTCATACACTCCAGTAAGATATGATAACCAAGTCTTAACCCATTTTGGTCTATTTCATCAGGCACTCCATAAGCGTATTTTCTCGAAAATGGCGGGTTCATAATTATGCAATCGTAAACATCTGGATCCAGCGTAAAGAAATTGTCAGGAGCAGTAACTTTATATCTTGTTAAAAAGCTCAAAATATTACCTTTCCCGGGTGTCGGTTCTAAAATGGATCCAGTCCCATTTGGAATTAAACTGCACATATATTCTGCAACTTCTGGAGGCGTTTGATATTCCTCTCCAACTTCAAATTTTGTCAACATCATACATGTTCTTAGGAGGCAAATTGGGGTACATTGATGCAGGAAGTATAAACCTTATCCCAAGCTCAGTGAGTGCGTCAACGAGGCTGATTTCGGTCATGTGTTCTATTGGAGCGACTCCGTTGGTGCAGTGGATGCAGTTAACTTTCTCGAACTGCCCGGGTGCCACTCTTTTTTCATGTTTGCCGGTACCGTGACAGAAAGGGCAAAACCGCTTAACCGTCGTGATCTTCCTGACACGATACTCTACTTTCGTTTCATCTGCCATCTTATTCATATTCTATGGGATCGTTACGGTGAGCCGCATAGTTGCACACCAGGATAAGTACCAGCAACACAATCCAAACTCCGATCACTATATATCCATTCATAATGACTGGTTTTTTAATTGCTCTTGCTGCGCATCCAGTATTTTATAAATCAGATCCTGTTTGCCTGTTGGTTCAGTTTCGATCTTAAGGTTTTCCCAAATCTGGTAGAGCTCTGCAATTGGCAGTCTTGAAAGCTCAAGGATATCGTACTGTTTTTCCATTAGTAGATATAGATTTGAGTAAAAGGCAATCGGGTTTTTCCGTGAGGACGTTGATTCCAGTTGCGTTCCATCTGATATGGATCTGACTTCCGGCTATGCTCGTATTGCGTCTCCATTTGCGCGACTTGTATCAGGTGTCGTTGAGACTCGCAGGAGCTAATTGAAAGTGCTAATACCAGGATTAAAGCTGATTCCATAGAGTACTGAGCAAACCTCTTTCCGTTTTGCTCAATCAACCTGGAGTAAATAGCTAATCCTCTTTTTTTAAGTTCCTCAATTCGGGCTGCCAGGCGAAGACAACCAAAATCACTTAATGCCTCCAGCGGGGTAATTGTATTACCAGCCTCAAGGTGTTTGCAGATTTGATCAGTTTGTGATAATTTTTCCATCTTTGCAATGCTTTTTAAATGACGTTTAAATAGTGATTAATGAGCCTCACGATCCTCGTCAGATCGCGGGGCTCTGTTGTTAAAATAACCGTTGTTGATTGGCATCAGCCACTATCTCCTTTTCAGGAGTCTTTCCCATCGATAGGAAATGGTCCACTTCGCTTTCAGCCTTTTTGCAGGCCATCAGGGTGTATCGGTCACGACTTGAGAAATATTCTTTCTGAAGTCTCCGCATTTCAGCAACTTTAGAGATAAATTCTTCCATGGTTAAGTAAATTTGAATCGGTCGTTTTCTTCAATTATTGTCGTTGTAAAAGGAAACCCGTCTTCAGGAACTTTTTGGATCATTTCAAGCAAACCACTGGATGAAGTAAATATGATATGACTTTCGTCCTTTACTGATATTTGAAGTTTCAGGCATTTGGATGATGCTCCTTTAAAACATTTTGATTCATCGATCTTAAAATGATGTACTACAATTTCCTTGTTTAGGATCTTCGACATTTTTATTTTGTCGCCAACAAATCCCTGGGATGTGATCCGTTTCATGCCTTTGCTTTTTTTAGATCGTTTTCGCCTCCATCAGGAAGATACCAACGCTCTTGAAAAATTCTTTGTTTTTTGTCGTGTGGGCAGGGTTTATGCTGCAAATCTTGCATAGGTGAGAACTGGCATTCGTGTTCGTGTTCGAGTTATCGTAATTCGAATTCGAGAAACTGAACCTGGAAGACAAAACTGACAGCACTGGCAGCATACAACCTTTTTTTATTTATTCGGAATAGAGAAAATAATCCTTATACTCAGCCTCAAACTGTTCGGCTATATACTTTGCCTTTTCAGAAGTATCTGTGCAAAGGCGAGAACCGGCACCCGTGCGCGCGTACGAGCAATCGTAAGTCGAAGGCGAGAAACCGAACCCGGAAGACCAAACTTCATACCATGGGATATACTTGTATTGACTCCAGTTGCCCCAATCAGGTTTCCATCCGTTATTGATTGCCTGATAAATAACCAGGAGCTTGTAAGCTGCAATCAATGGTTTCCTGAGATCTTCCGGGATCATTGATAAGTCAGGTAGTTTTAACGGATCAATGTTAAGATGTGCGCAGGCATCTTCGAAAGTCTTGATGGTCCTGAAATCAAACTTTACAACTTTTTTCTCTTCATTTTTGGTTTTTGTTTCCATGGTTTTACTTTTTAATAGTTAAAAATTGTTCGTATAAATCAGCGAATTGCTTTCCAGCGTATGAACTCTTTGCCTCAGACTCAAAGCAAAGGCGAGAACCGGCACACGTGCACGAGTGCGAGCCACCGTAACTAGAATACGAGAAACCGAACCCGGAAGACAACTTAAACCAGGGAGACCATTTATACTGGCTTGAATTATCCCAGTCAGGTACCCATCCCTGGTTAATTGCAACTGCAATAATTTTAAGCTGCTTGTAAGCGGCTTCATCCGGAGTGTCATTCTCCTGAATTACGTTAGCAGGATCAATGCCCAATTCTTCGCAGGCATCCTCAATAGTTTTGATGTCTTCAAAGCTTCGTTTCTTGAAGCAATCCTTTCCGAAGGTTTCGGTAAGTACTTTTTTAAACCAGTCCGGAGACTCCGGGAATAATTTCTTTGCTGTTGATTTTTGAAGTGTTAATTCCATCTTACTCGCTTTTATCAGATTCGAAATAAGGAAACACGTCAATGATATTGCTGACAGATAGAGATGTGATGCTGAATGGTACCACAATGTAACTTAAACCGTCTTCTATCATTTTTAAAGCCTTTTTCATATCATCAGCCTGAACCAGGAATGATTCGCTGACTCGTTTTTCTTTACCTGCTTTTTCGTCGATAGTGACTAATGAGATTTTACCGATAAAGAACAGTTCCGCATTAGGATTCGGGAAGATTTCAACGATCGAAGTTTGGGTAATTTGTTTAACCGCAAACTCACCGCGAACCATAGTGCTCATTTGTTGGGTAATTCGAGCTTCAGCATCGGTGTAGTTTACCGCATCGACCAAATAGGCTTCAGAAACTTTTCGCTCCCGGCCATCATCGTCAATCTTTAAGTAATTGACTACACATTTAAACCACTTATTCATAATAGGTATTTTTGTTTGTTTCTGGCTTATGCCATTGTGCCTGTTGTGGAATCGAACCACCTAAAACACCCCCAGTTCAGGCTTCCATCTGCTAGATTTACAGAATTGACACTTAACTTGCAGTGCCCCGTGTTCCCTTTTCTCCAGAGACCAATAACCCCCGTTTCAGATCTGGGGATACCGATCATATTTTAAAGCCGGTTAAAGCTTGGTTCCAACTTCGTCCACACGCCCATTGTGTTTTTCTGCCAGAAATAAAAGTTCGTTGCAGTCGTTTCAACCAGGTGTGATTCACGGAATAGCGACATGATGGCTGAATACTCTGTAGAGTTAAAATTCATTTCCAGATCATAAAGCTTGGAGATTGATTTATAATCCAGGTCACCATATTTATTGCGTTCTATCATGGTCATGGCTAACTGGTACATCGGATCGTCAGTCCCTTTTGGTTTTTCGGCAATCCACTGGCGCAGGAAGTCGATCAGCCGTGAAGCGGCCACGTCGGCACGTTCGTCAAACTTTTTCACCTTATTGGTTTTTACTTCAACTTTAAAGTTGTTTTCCTGAAGAGTGAAGCTCAGCTGGTCGTTGAACCGGAGCATTCCATATTCAGCCATTACCTCACGGAAGGCTTCTGTTTCCTCACTCACATAGGCAAATAAGCCCAATACCTCCGATACTACCTGGCGAACCTTCTGTTCTATGCGAAGTACCACATCGGCACGGATACCTTCATAAGCGGCACGTTTGTTCATTTTCGCCAAATGTTCCTGTTCGCGTTTTTGTTCCAATAAAGCCTCCAGTTCAGCAGCCGATACCTGGGAAAGATCGATCGTTTGTTTTTTTGCAGTTGCAGTTTCCATTTTTGATTATTTATGATTAATTTAAGTAGCTAAGTATTTCCAATTCTTCAGCGGCCAGTTGACCCACGGCCTTAAAATCCTTCTGTTTATTTAAAAAGGTATGATATATATTCCTAAGCCTTTCAGCCGGGATATCGTTAAACTGTCTATGACCAGTGGCACGGCAGGCAATAGCTTTGATACGCTGGGCATCCGAGTCCTGGCTAATGGTTCTCAACCAACCTCCGATTGATGCCATCACCTGTTTTCGTAGTTTGTCCATTTGCGGAGCTCTCGGATTTGAGTCCTTTTCGAGTTGAGCGCATAGCTCGTTCAACTCCTGAACTGTAAGGTCCAGAGAACTGGAAACGCCATAAGACTCCATGATCGCAGCCTTATCGGTTTTGTCGAGTCCAATGCGGGTTGCCAGCGTATGATACCTTTTAATCAGTCTGGCATGTTCGAGATCGGTTGTTGTTTTCATTTTTTAATTATTAATCTTGAAACTCTATTTCTCCCCAGTACATTTCACTCATATCTTCGTTGATTTCTATTGATCCGCCGTGCGAAAACCGGCTCACTACGAAAGCTCTCAGGCCCTTCACGCGGATGATTACCTTTGCCAGCTTGGAAGCCATTTTAGCGCAGGCCGGATAGGGCAGGTTTCGCTCTTCGTGTGAAACGAATATGATCAGCTTGTTTGGGAACGCATTGATAAAATCACGGATACCGATTGTTTTAAACTCATCGGGATAAATCGTGAGGTTATCTATTACCAGAATGTTAGCCGTTTTCGGCTTCGAGAACTTTTCTTTCAATTCTTCAAGTGACAGGTACTCATCAAAAAGTATCTTGTCTGCTGCTGTTATTCCGGCTCTTTCACAAGCCATCCTGAAACTTAGGTCAGTGCCTTCCTCCGCGCTGATGTATTCAACCTTTTCAAAGAGTGATATAGCTTTCACCAGTTGAAGGGTAAACCAGGTCTTTCCGTTTTTTTCAGAGCCGTAAATCAGCCAGCATCCTTTCATTTCTGCCTCTCCGATCGCTTTGCTTAACAAATCGCTGTCAAAGCGAACCGTTTTACCAAGGCGTTTTTCAAATAGGTTGCGGGCGGTTAGGGATCTTTGCATTAATTATTTCTTTTCCATCCCACAAATAGCATCGTTGAGCGTGTTCAGCAGCTCGCTTAAATTTTCTGTTTCCTCTGTGTAGGAACGTCCTTTGTCGGAATCCTGCCAACGGCTTTCGTGGGTTTCATAGAATTTTATACGACTTTTAACTTCATCATCGATCGTGGAGATAAGCTCCTTGGTTTGTTGGATTATTCGGCTCATTGTTATGTCATTATTGGTTAAAAATTCTTCAGTATTACTTTTGATTTTGGTTTTTGCAACTTGTTTCTGCATCACCTGTTTCTTAATTTGTCGGAGGGTTTCTTTCCGGTCTGCACCAGGATTCTCCTGAAGTGCTTTGCTGTATTCATTGCCTAATGAAATGAGGCTAAATACCGACGAAAAGCTTCTTGTGATTTGTTTAGCCTTATTCATGATCGGCCTCCTTGCTTAATCTCAGCAAACTGTCAGCGCGCCTTAGACCTCCAATGTGACCGCCCATATCATTACTCAGGCAGCGTTTAACTATGTTGTTGACCTGATCCGGCTCGCAGCCGTTTGCATTCAGTACATCAGATATCAACTTTTTGTACCAGACTGTACGATCTTGTTTGTCCCGGGGAACCAGTGTTGAGAATTTTTCAGAATACCTGGAGAAGATCTCGGCGTATCCTACCTTTTTATTGGATATCCCACGTTCAATTTTGGCACGTAATCCATCGGCACCCATCATATACCATCCGCAGCATCCTTCAGTGGCATTCCAAAACTCCTTCAATTCCAGAAAAGCTTCGTATTCCAGATCTCCTGCTTCATCAATAATAATGAGTGGACTGGATAGCGACTTCAGATAGAATTTAAGGGTTTCCTTCACTGCGAAATATTGACCCTTACACTCCCCGCCAATAGTTTTTGCAATAAGCCTGATAAATGCCTGACGGTTCTTTGCCTGGGATGCATCCACGTAGAAAGTGTTTTTCATGGTCCGGCTCAGGTATTTTGCGGTGAATGTTTTTCCTACGCCACATTCATCCACAAGGATCATGGCTTTAGAGTGAGCTTTGCAAAACTGAACCTCGCGTTCGATCTTAACGAATACATCGGTACGGGCAACATTCCACTTTCTATCATCCAGTTCTATTCCCAAGTCACGTGCCATCATGATCCACCGGGTTGTTTCCAAAATTCCTGTGTGTTCGCCTTTATTTAGGCGTGAGAAAATAGAAGGTGAAATGCCCAGCGTTTTGGCAAAAGCCGAATCTGGTCCATCATAGCGCGTACGTTGTTCCTGTACTGCCTTGATTACTCTTTCCTTGAATTCAGTTGTAAGTGTAATAGCCATTTTAGTTAGTTTTTAGAATGTATCGTATAAACCTTTATTATATGGTGTTGAAATGAAATTTAAATCGTCTTCGTTTTCGTCTGGATCTTCCATTATCTCAACCGGACCAATCCGCTCCGATACAGGTTTGCGCAATCCTGAAATCTTGAATTTATTGTTTAATGTTGTTGGGATATTGTCGATCACGGTTACCGGATCAATCGCTTTACGCTGTGAGTTTATGAATCCGTTTACAGAGGCTACATATTTGCTCATTTGTTCGCGGGCTTCCAGATCATTTTCGGTCTGTTCTAATTTGGCACGGTGATAAACTGGTTTTGGAACGGCTTCGCATATACATCGGTCGGTTCCACGCAAATAGACCAGGGCTTTTAATACATTGCCATCATTCCCATTCAACCAATAAATGTCCAGGTCTTTCCCTTCAATCTGTCCCATTAGATTAATAAGCCGGTCGCTAAATGCGATCGATCCATTTTCACCAATCAGGCATTCGGTATTGTTCAGCTTAATAATTCCGGTGTTGCATGATGTTTGAGTTACATATCCCAGGGATGGAAGGAAAGCTCTCCAGTTAGTTGGTGTAATATTCTGGTGTTGCATATCTGTTAACACTTCCCAGCACGTTTTATCCTTAATTACCGCATGAGGCGCGTTATTCCAGTTTTCAATATCAATCAGGCACTCTTCAACTATACGGTCATAAGGTAAAATGATATGTTTTTCGGGTCCGGCCTGATTTGATTCTGATAATGCTTTCGGACGAGCGATCCAACCTTCTCGTTTCTTTTCAGTTCCGTAGCGAAGTGGTTTCCAATACGGCTCTATTCGTTTTGCGCGGGCAACATTGGCAGCAATATGTGTTTTCTGAAACATATTACCGTCAGATAAAAACGATTTCAAAAATTGGCTATTACCACTCATTTCACCTTCGAGTTCGTATGGAAGGCATAGACCCCACTCGGTATAATTCCTGACCATCTGCCTGTAAAATTCAAGGATCAGGTCCTCTTTTGTTTTTCCAAATACCCAGGCAGTTATTGCGCCACTTCCAAGATCAATACCTCCATACATCCAGACACGTTTACCTTTTTCGTACCAGAAAGGAGGCTGACGGTCATCCACTGAAATGATACTTCCACTAAATTCAGGACGTTTCATGCTGTGGTAAGGCTTAAATTTAGCCATCCACAATTGGCTGTCACCACTACGAAGGGTGTGAGTTCCCACTTTATTGGTCCATTTTGCCAGGTAATTGGTGATAGTTGCCGGCGAAAGCTTTGGAAATTCTTTAGAATCGTATATTTCGCCTGTTTTTTTGTTGATTACGTCAACATAATCGCTCAAAAATCCATCATACTGCCTTGCAATTTGCGTGGCTGTAGGCTTATAGGTTTGATAGGCAAACATTGAGTTAAGCAGGTCATTTGTTCGATCGTCCACTTTCAGAGCCGATTTATTACAGAAATTGCCGTGAATTAATGCCGAGTAACCTTCTTTTTTGTAGTCTTTCAGTTTCCGGCGTAGACTGGCAGCATTAGCCGGTAAAGTGTGTGCCTGGATATCGCGAAACCGGTTACATTCGTTAACAACAATAGTCCAGATATCTGAAATCTGGCCTCGTAAGTTTTTGCGTAGCTCGTAACGTTTCGTGTAGATGGTATCGACGGTGTTCAATACTGAAGCGTTCATCGTATATTCATCAATCACTTCGTCAGGTAGTAGCTTACCATCGGTCAACTGGTAATTTGTGTAAAATTCGATCGCGCGGGAGTCACGGTAATAATGTTTTTCAAAAAGTGATTGTCTCACCTGGCGTTGTGGCTCTCCAAAAGTTTCAATCAATAGTTTCTGCCAGTCGCGGGGAAGTGTGTCCCACTTTACAAGGGTTGGGGTATTTGGTCCCTGGGCACGTAGCCGTTTAATATAGTTGTTTTCGATCCTGTGACGCAAACCCCTGTCACTTATAAGCCTCAGGCTTGAATCAAAGGCATCTCTGCCTTCAACCAGTACACGCGCCTGCACTCCTAATTGATCATTATGGTATTCGTAAGGAATCATTGTCTTTTGGTTTTTTTTAAGATCCGGGGCCGTCCTGAGAATCGACGGCTTATCCCGGAATCATTTACACAGTTTTTTTATTGTCCTGAAAGCCCAGGAGCCTGAGGGGTGTTTTCTGATAAAAAAAGTATTACCAAGATTACACACATGACTACAGTGGCATAATGCCAGGTGGCACCTTGAAATGCTGCACCGATAAATGCGAGAATTCCAATTACCGCAAATGCGATCGCAAATAAGTTATTCGCTTTTTTCATTTGGATTAGTTTTTCCTTGATTTATAATTTCAATAAGTCTTTTTGCTTCCTGCAAAACTCCGGGGTTCATTGTACGGGCCTGATTCATCA